GCCGATGTCCCAGACGACCTCCCGCGTGAGGTAGTCAGAGACCAGTCCCAGGAGGGGCCGAAGACCACGGTCGTCGGTGTTCTCCTGCTGGACTTCAGAGGTGGATCTGTTGACGTCACGCTCCAGCATCAGGTCCTGTGGCGAGAGCTGGTATACCGCCGCGATCTTGCGGACGAGATACTCCTGCCACTCCATGAACTGAGCGTCACGGTTGGATTGGCGGAACGGCACGAACTTGGCGTTCTTGGTGCCGCCGACGATAGCCATGGCTCCGACACCGGCGATCTCGGATCGCCAGAAGTTCTTGAAGCCTTCGACTTGGTCTGGACGGGCGTTCTCGCCGAGGTCCAACATCCCGTCGGGCGCTGCTGAGCGCATCTGGCGGTCGTTGTACGAACTGGCTCCCAGCTCGCCGTCTACCGCGAGCTTGAGGGTCTCCAGTGGACTGAGGCCGACGACTCGGTAGGTCGACGGGTTGTCCATGAGGTAGATGAGTTCGCGGTTGGTGAGTTCGGCCCTGAGCTGATGGTCTGGATACCAGTAGTAGCGCGTCGCCTCGGGCTCGCCATCCCAGATCGTGCTGACCTTGATGGTCCCGCCGTCGACGTCCCAGAGGCCGATCGGCTCTCCGCGGAGGCTGAACTCCTTCTCGATGCTCCCGGCGTCCAGGACGAGCAGGTCCTCGATGACCGGCTCGATGAAGCCACGGAAGGACTCAGCCTTCGGGTTGGGGGTCTTGAAGAGGTCGGTGATGCGGTCGGCGAGCAGCTGGTTGAATGGCTTGGTGTGGTCGATGGGGCCGATCTGCCATTCGGCCTGGGAGACCTGCCGCTTGCGGATCTTGATGGCGGCGTTCACCCACTCGGAGTGCTCGGCCCAGTGCCGGTAGAGCTTGACGTTCTGCTTGCCCTGGCGAAAGCGGTCCGTGGACGAATAGATCATGGCCACGGACGCAGGGGGCATCCGCCGCGGGGACGTCTGACGCCCCCTGGTGAACAACTTCGGGGCGAACCTGATGAGACTCATCGACCGATCTCCAGATTCGACAGGTGTTCGTCGACGACCCTCTGGAGGCCGTCCGACACGTGGCGCTGCAGCATCCGCTTGTTCGCCTCCTGGATCGACTCGTCCAGGGTCAGCTTGTATGTGTCGATCCCTGACATCATGTCGGCGAGGTAGTCAGGGATCTCCTTCTCGCCGTCCCGGAACTCGACTTTCATGTCACCTCCGTGCGGCTCCATAGATGAGCCCGCCGCCACCTCCAAGGTCCATCGCAAAGCCCACGGCGTCGATCTGATCGTCATGACCCTTGGGGAAGCCCAGGAGCTCCATCTCGTAATCCCCACCCTTGAGGGAGATGTGGTGATGGACTTTGTGGGCCTCATACTTGGCCGCCACGGCACGAGCACGAGTCACCTTGTCGACATCTGAGCGGATGCCCTCGATCGGGATCCATGGATAGTCCTCCATGACCTCTTGGATCAGGACGGACTGGAACTGCTGGTTCTCGCATCGGACGAGGCCCATCTTGGGGTAGGCCTCCCAGCCATCTTTGACGAACTCAGCGTGTCCGGACTCTCGCTTGTCTCGGTAGACGGAGTGGATCCAGTAGTCGCCGTGCTGGTCTTCGGAGATGGTCGCCCTGGCGGTGAAGTCGGCCCGTTCGCGCTCCGAGGACGCGAGGTCGATGCCCATCTTGGTGACGAGCTTCCTGTCTGGCGGGACTTCCTGGAAGTAGAAGTCGTCAGCCCGCCAATCCGACGACTTGAAGATGTTGCCTTCCATCAGGCCGCGGATGTCGTTCATGTAGGCGCACATGAACATCGCGGTCCCCAGCTCGGTCCTGGTGTCGACGAGCTTCTGCATCGGCCAGTATTCGGGCCAATAGCTCTCTTCTTCTCCGTCCTCGTTCGTCAGGACCGCTGAGCGGACGTGAGAGCGCCAGCCCTTGCCACCGCGGCTGATCGGGGTCTCAAGCTGCTCGTAGAGGTCATCTTCGGCCCATCTGGTGCCGATGACGATGACGACGCCGTCAGGGGCGAGACAGGGGTAGAGGGTCTGCCAGAACCACTTGTCGACCTTCTCCCGGGCCTCTGGCGTGATGGTGTTCTCTTCGTCGAGGATGTCGTCGCAGATGATGATGTCGAAGCGCTTACTGATGATGGCGCCGCCCGCACCCGCCGCATAGAGCGTGACGTCCTTCGAGCCGTGCCACTTCGAGTCCTTGTGGAGCCATTCCATGTCGGTCCACTTCGAGGGCGACTGGTTGTGCCCGAAGACGTCGTGATAGCGCGGATTGGCCTCGATGGTCCACCGGATGGCTCGGCTGAAGTCCATGGCCTGTCTGGCGGTGTTGCTGATGAGCCCGACCCGCAGATCCGGGAACTTGCTGACCAGCCACGTGATGAGCGTCGTATTGGCCCAGGTCGTCTTGGCTGCGCCTCGCGGCTCCAGGAGGAGCATGTTGTCGCGCCGGTAGACGCTCTCTAGGAGCAACTCCAGCATCTCGGCGTGATGCCGAGCAGGGCGGTTGAAGAAGGCGAACTCACCGAAGTTGGCGATGCCCTCGATGTGCGGGTACGACGTGCCCCAGGGAGACTCCCAGGGATCAGTTGACTTGCTTAGGCCCCGTGATGCGAGGGAGTGGAGACTGTCCCATTGGTTGCTGTCCAGCCCCCTGTTCCGTAGCGAGTTTGCGAAGTCCTCGAAGTACGTCCCGTGGGATGTCGTCGGTTCCGGCAGTGAGATTGAATCCAAGGTGTGCCTCGCGGTTGGTCACCTGCCCAGACATCACCAGGAACTTGTCGATCAGCTTCGTCAGGCCATCGGGAGTCACCTGCTGAGCAGGTATGAACTTCTGTGAACCTGATACGGGATCGTCGACGACACGGTCTTGTAGGGAGAGCGCCAGCTGGATGACGGCGGCATGGATGGTCTCAAGGACGTCTTCCTCGATCTCCGCCACCTTCAACGCTCGCTTCTCGGCGAGGACCTCTGAGACTCGCTGCTGTTCGAGTGTCCGGAACTCCTCACGAGCCGCGTTCCAACCTTCGCGCGCAGCGATCATGGAGATATTGGAGTTCGACTGGAGCCCATGCTTCTCAGCGAGCGCCCGCAGCGAGATGTCGCTGGCTACGTATTCCTGCTTCAGCGTCTGGTAGTCGTACTTGCGCTTGGTCACACCAGCCCCGCTCTCTTCGCGGACAAGCCGCACTCTTCAGAGGCCGTCCAGTGCCAGTTCAATAGGATCCTGTCTGAGACCTCGATGCCGCAGAAGATGCATCGGAAGGTGCTCCCGGTGGGGGGCTTGCCCCCATCGATCACCGTGAGGCCAAGGCGTCGGCGGCGATCAACTCCAGAGCGCGCCATTCCTGCTCTACCCCTTCTTCTGACTTGACCTTCTCGACCGCGTCGTCGATGACCTTGGCTGCATCGACGGGCATCCGGTAGACCTTCTCGACCCACCGGTCGCGGTCCTTCTTCATCTTGTCGCGCCGGTCTCTCAGCGCGTCCCAATCGATGGGATCGGTATCAGTGATCATCGATCGCAGCTTCTCCGTTGTGAACGGCAAGACGCGCGCTAGTTGGGCTTGATCTCGCTTTTCGGCCAACTCTTGGACCAGTTTCGACATCTTGATGGCGTCAGCGGTCCCACGGGTCTCATTGAGGACGATCGTGAGCTGTTTGGCCGTTTCATCGTCGGCCAGGACCACGATGCACGGGAACGCCTCCATCCCGAGGCTGATTCCGGCTTTCCAGCGATGTTCGCCGTCGATGATCTGGAATCGGTCAGATTCGAGCTCTCTGACGGTCAGCGGGTCGACGAAACCGAACTCTCGGATGGATTCGACCTCTTTGGCGAACATCTCGGGGTCCATGACGTTCGGATTCCACGGATTGGGCTCCAAGGCCGAACTGAGCACGTTCCTGGCGGCGATCTGGCCTAGCGCTTCGCTCTGCGGGCCCATCCAGCCTCCCTGCGCCATCCCATCTCCACTTCGACCGTATCGACGTGCGGAAGGCGCTCGATGATCCAGGAAGCGATGACTTCCGGGATGGGAAGGCTCCCGATCATCATCTCGTTGAGATCGCGTCGGTCAAGCTCGGCGGTCACGGCATCCAGAGCACTTTGGACGCCTTCGCTGAGCTTGACGCGACGCACGCCGCCCTCTTCGGCCAAGAGGGGGCCCTCGATGGAGGCCGTCACCCAGAAGGTATGGCCGTGTCGTCGATCACAGCCTAGAACGCCCTCGACTTGATGTGAAGCATCGAACTGGGAGCGGTACCGGAGGGCATAGTCCATCTACGCTACCTTCCCGACCGTTCGGGGCGCGGTCTCCCGCTCAGTCTTTGCTTGAGGACGAGGATACCTCACGCGTGGGAGCCTCCTTCACCACGTACAGCGACCCCTCTGGGACCCAGATGCCCAGAACGGTGATGTCGCCCCGCTTCTTGATGACCTTGATGGGCTCAGTGAACGTGTCGAGCTTCTCACGGAACTGTCGAAGCCCGACGAGCTGATATTCAGCCATCGGGCTTCATCGGTCCGACCAGGGACCACTCACGTTTGTCGAGATCGAACCTGTAATCGAAGCGGACCGTCTCGATCACGGCGTCCTTGGCGTAGCCTTCAAGGTCGATGCATAGGAGCCGCGTATCACCGAGGACACCGATGACGAGGACCGGAAGGGACTCGATGGTCGCCCGCATCGGGGCCTCGAACTCGACGAACCCGCGCATATGCACCTCACTGGAAAGGGAGCCCCCGTAGAGGAGTAAAGACGAGGGCCCCCGTTCCGTCAGCCTATCACATGACCCTCTTCACGCAACCGTATCGTCTTCCTACAGAAGTGACAACGCTCTCTTTCGATGGGGATGTTCACCCCACAGCCACGAACATCATCTCCTGGGCACTGGTGACGGTCGGCTGAATCGCGATAGGCCTCCAGCAGATCGTCTTCTGTCGCCTCCCAGTAAACACGGAGAGCGTCGAAGATCTCTATCTCACTTGCCGGGGACATACACGATCGCCTCGACTGATGACCTGGAGACGCGGACCTCACGAACGGTAACACCGCCCTTGGTGAGCTCTGAGAGCTTGAAGAACTCCTTGTCCTTGTCGTCCAGCGCTACCTTGCCCCCTTGCTTCGTGACTGAGACCGTGTAGTCCTTGCCGCTCAGCAGCTGGATCTGATAAGCGTCCCTGATGGCCATGTC